CTATTTCAACTTCATTTGCGCCTATGTTATTCGTGTCAATAGCTTTAACTGTGATATTGAAAGTTGCCACATCGTCAACCGTTTCCCTAGTTAATTGAACTACTGATTGAGCTAATGTAAACCAAGCTACTAAAGGATTGTATTTCGTTAGATCAGTCATTAATCAAATATTAATTCAACTCGAATGGGTAATGAAGTAGGCGCAAGTCCTTCAATCTTTACAGTAGTTGCACCGCCTAAGATTCCGGTATATGCTGTTCCTTTATCGAAACTTAACAGTCTATCTCCGCTGTCAGTTTCAAATACATTCACAAATCCAACTTTTCGATCTGTTAAAGTATGTGTTATAATAGCATCGTAATCTCCGCTTTGTGCTATTGTTGCCCATCCGGTAGGTGCAAATGTTGCTCCGGCTATTTTAGTGGCTATGTTTCCGGCTGGCATTAAGATTTGATACGGATTATATTTCGATGTTCCAAGTGCTGTTATTGCGTCTGCGTTTGCATCTGCTAAAGTCTTAACTTCAGCTAGTGCAGTTTCAACCTCAGTTGCATCGAACAGATCACCTGTATCATCAATAGGCACATCTACGGCTCTTTGAATCGTGTTTCTTTTTTCAACTAACGTAGTTAAGTCAGCTAAAAAATTATAGTCTTTAACTCCGATTCTGACGGTTAAACCATCGTGCCTTTTCCCTATTGGTATTCCAGCTAATACAGCGGCTTCATCTGCCCATGCGACTGTTTCGTTTAAATATCGCTCATCTACCGGACTTGCCGACGCTGGAAAAAATCCGATAACGACTTGTGTTCCTGTTGCCATAGCTTAGAACTTAAAGGTTGTGTTAAAATTTGAAACTGTACAAACACGCTTCAAAGTATAAATAGTGTAATTGATCGTATTTGCGCCAATAGTGAAATTCAAAGTAGTTTTATTAAACCCAGAAATGATTTCAAATTGATTGGTATCTAAAATACTTGATAAATCTCCAAATATTGTAGGATAAGCAAAACAGAACCGACTATCTGATATTGAATAGTTTTTTGTCTGATCTGTTTCCTCTGCCGTTAGTGAAGTCATTGTTTTAACTTGCGTTTCAGTTGGTACTGCTGCTATTAAAGCTCCAATATACATTGGCGTGTTAACTATTGGCGGTACTACTGGAGTCGAAGGATTCAGTCCTACATTATCAACATTTATTCCGGTTGCGTTTTTCTGTGTCATTTTTATAGATACTTGATATGATGTTGAATTTCCAAAAGGCGATATTTCTATTTCACCTGTCTTAATATACTGAAGATCGTTAACAGTAAATATATCCAATGAACTTATCAGTCCGATTTTAGATGCTAAATAATCAGGTATTCCACCTGTCTTTAATATCTTTCCTGAATAATATCCAGCAGAAAGAATAGTTTTGCTTTGCGCTCCTTCGAGTATTTCAACTTCATCGGTATCGTTTGGGTCAATATCAACTGCTTCAATAAACAAATCCAAATATTTTCCAGTACTTGCTAAAGCGTTCCAATCAATAAAGCGATCATCTAAATCAGATTCAATACGATCAAGATTAGTGTACTTTATGTATTTGATAATTCCTTTTGCAATATCAGCAGTTAAATCTTTTGTTAATATCGGTTCGCTTGTCATTGTCGAAGCTCCCTGAGTAGATTTAAAGTAAACGGGAATATCAAAATAAATATCGTCAAGCGTGACTACAAAATTAGTATAATACCTATTGTCAGTAGTTCCGTAATGAGTTGAATAAGCGTTTGTAAATGATTCAATTTCAGTTAAACCAGAATAAGCCTTTAGTGTAATACTATCGGAAATATCAGATTCAAACTGAAGATAAAGTACATGGTTTTTATTAAACTTCTGATAATATGGAATTATCTTATTGTTATTATGCTTACGGTTTGCGTGTAGCGTGTTCCACATATTCGGATAGTTTCCGACTATGTTCTTAAAAGTTACACTATTGAGTAATGAACTTGCCAACATATCTTTAGTTTTTACAAATTTAGTAAAAAGTGTTTAATAACATACTAATATTTTTCAATGATTGTAATCTCCGCCATTGCTTCATCGTTTTTCTTTTTAAGACTTAATAAATACCCTGAAACAGTATCAGATAATTTAATATAACCGAACGGATTTTCCTGTATTGCAGCTAAATCAGCGAAGCTAAATGAACATTCAACCATATGTTTCATTGGTTTGTAAATTGGACTTCCCAAATCTGAAACTGTTATGTCTGAATTTTCAGCAATAGAGTAACTTTCTCCAGTTGTTTCAAGCGTTTGCAGCTTATCTGACTTCTGAAATCTTAGTACACTTGATGTAAACTTCATCATGCCCGATTTTATCCTATTTCCATGACGTTTAAGCATCCTTGAAGGTGTATAAAGTCTATTTAGTAAATCTTCTTTAAAGATGCTTGTATCGTTATCTATTGATACATTTTCGGCTTTCTCTGGTTTCCAATCATATGTTTCGTCACGTTGAGTCTTAACAATGAAAATATCGTTATCTCCTTTTGTGTCAGTCGTACCTGTTAAATCAATCGGATTCGATAAATTATCTAAAATGCCTTTTGTATCTCCTCTTAACTTTGAAACATTATCAAATTTAGCAGAAGTGTTCATAATAGATGTTCGCTGATTCGTTGTATTTGGCTCTGATCTTCCATTAATTTGTAAATACTCATAACTTTCAAAGCCTGATTTTAGATCAACTGGTACAAGTTCTGGCATAACCTGTGATTGAATATCATATTTTCCAATCCGATCAGATATATCCAACACTAATGTGTCTTGAAAAAAGAAAGCATACTCCTCAATCCTTAACCTTAACTGTCCTTCAATCATTTCAAAAGAATAGCCTGTATTATATATTTTTCGTGCAGAACTTTCCAAATCTTTAAAGTTAACCGCTAAAGAATAGTCAGGATCATTTAATAAAATACCACGTTGATTAAGTCCAGACTGAATATGAGCAAATCTCAATTGATTTTCTGAAGCGTAACAAGTTCCAACTGCGCTATAAGGTGTATCAGTTCGACCAAAAAACTCTGAATAAATAGGTAATTGAGTGTCTAAAATATGCTGACAAGTACGTTCCATTGCTTCGTAAATAGGAAATCCTTCTGTTAATTTAGCTGGACTTTGTACGATAGTTTGAGTTAATGAGATAAAGCTATAAGTTAAATATGCTTTTAACCTCTGTGTATTTGCGACACGAATAACTAATTTTATATCATGTCCAGCCGATATACTAAAGTCAACCGTATCTTCAAACGTAAAATAACCCGGAGAACTTCCAAAACTTCCAAGAATAATGTCATTGTCATTAAAAACAACATCAGCAGTAATATCAGTAAGCCTTTCAGTTTCCATCAAGTGTATTTCCCATTGATCGTTCACATTATCACTTTCGACAATAATACCAAATCTGTATTTAACGCTAAACGTATAATCAAATTTAGCACTTCTTAAAAGTGACTGTATAGGATATAAGAATTGCGATTGTGTTATATAGGCTACACTTTGTGCTTCGGTAAAGTCGCTTTGTGAAATCAATAAAGGGCATGAAGTGTAAGAAATAACTCCCGGCTTGCGAGGTAAATCCCATCTTCCAGACTGTGTATATTGCGCATAATTAAAAACATTTGTCGCATCGTAATTCAATCCTTTTTTTAGTGGCGAATAATCAGCGAGTGCAACACCGCCAATAGATATTAACTTAGTTAAGTCAACATCTATATCTGAACGATTATCAAGTTTAGTTTGAATTGAACTATTGATCGCTTTAACACGAACACCAAAAACAAATTTACCTATTTTTACTCTCTCGTAAAAGTTAAAGTTAATATCAAATCTTGAAGGAAACTCGACATAACTTCGTGTTGACCATTTCCACCAATAAACAATCAAAGTACATGAAGCGTTTAACTCGTAAGCATTAAACAGATCATTCAGCATTGTAGCACCATTACCAACGAATGTAAGCGAATCAAGATGAAAAGTACTAAATACACCACCAATAGATAAATCTCTGTTCATTTCGAGCGTACCAGATGCCCATTCAAGCGGTGCAGGGTCACAAACTATTGTCTGTCCGTTTAGCTGACTTGTTAACTGAAACTTATACGGCTCTGGTGTATTCGTTGCTGTTGTTTGTGGAAATGTCATAGCTTAGTTATTACGCATTAAGCGGTTTAAATAAATCTCTTGATGATGACTTGTTGCCATTCCAATAGTACGATTTTGTTTATCAACTATTTGAACTGGTTTATTTAAAATTGCACGTTCTACACTATTCAATCCTTTAATTATTCGTTCATCTGTCATTGTTCGACCTGAAAATCCATTGTGTCCTGTCATACTTAAAATCTTTTCAGTTTCCAAATTAGATTTAATTTGCGCCCCTTTGAATTTAGAACCTTCAAAGTAAGTTGTTTGATTTGCTATCGCAACTTCACCAGATCGTAAAAACATTAATTCACGCCCTGACTCTCCAAAAATACCTTTATTTGGTGCATTTGAAGTTCCTTTAGCAAACTTTGGTATCGGTCTGGCTGCAACTAATCCAAGCTGCAAAGCTCCCATGCCAATAACCCAAGGAATCAAAGGTAACATTAAGCTAGCTGTTGCCTCCATAATCCCTTTGGCCGTATTTAAAGCAATATTAAACATGGCTTGTAACTTATCAGCCTTCGCCTGTTTAGTTTTTATTGCAGCTGCTTTTTTGTCAAACTCCTCATTGATCTTTTCTTTCTGTTTGGCCGTTAGGTTTTCGTTGCTTAATTTAGCTTCACGTTCTTTGTCAAGTTCTGAAAGTTCAGCGTCACGTTTTGCAGATCCAATATCAAATATTCCGTTAATTGCTTCGGATGCAATTTCAATCTGTTTATCCCGAACTTTTTCGGCTGTCTCTTTTTTCTGGTCTGCGGCTTTCTGGTCTATTTCGGCTTCGGCCTGTTTGTCTTCAGCGTATTTCGTTAACTTGTCTTCTTCAAGTTTGCCAATATCTTTTAGTGTGTCGTCGGCTAAAACTTTCTTTTTTGCCTGAATAGTTCGATAATCTTCAAGTGTTTTTTTGTCAATTTCCTTGTCCTTATCTGCTATCGCAATTTTATCATCAAGTATTTTTTTGTTTTGATCTGCTATTTTCTTTGCAGCATCAGCCCGATCGGCTGCCATTTCATTTATAATAGTAGATTGCTGGCTTTGAGTCCGTTTGTTGGATTCGAAAAATTCAGTATCTGCCTGATTAACTTTAGCGTATGATTCTTCCAGAGGCTTGAATTTATCCGAACCTCCGATCATATCATACATCTTTTTTAATGATTCAGATGTTTTTAAAGCCTGTAATTGTTCTACTGCATCCAATTCAATAAATGCCCTCAATTGATCACCTGTAACCCCTGAAACTTTCGCTTTTAATGCTGCCTTATCGGTATCAATTATATATTGTCGTTTAGCATATTCAACTTCTTTTTCTGATTGTTCTTTACTTAATTTCATTACCAAATTAAGATTATCCAATCTTTCTTTATCAGATTTAGTTTTGTCTTTGGCTGCAAATAATGCTTTCTGAATTGCGTTTACTTCTTTTGATTCTTCGGAAACGTGAAAGGCTAATTCTTTATTTAAAGCCGATTGTGCGTCAACCAGTTCCCATGCCTGTTTTGCTGCATCTCTCATTTGGTCACCTATGCCGGAAACAGAATCACTAAATAGCTTAGTGGCATTGCTAAATTCACCGGAAAACAACGCCTTAAAAGCATCTATCAAAACAGTGGCACGTTGTTTCACCACATCAAATATAGCTCCGATCGAAGCCATGACCTCTTTTATCAACTTAGCTCCTGAAGCTGTTGAGGTAAACACTGAATACAATGCGGCAAAAGCAGTCACAATTAGCGCAATAGGCCATAAAACCAATGATTCGGCAGCAAATACCGAATTAAATGTTGATATAAGACCTTTTGAGGAATCAACGAC